CAGGGCCACGCCATCTTCGCCGACGGCAGCGACATGCTGATGATGGCGGACGTCGCGGAACTGGATGCCCTGTTCGATCCTGCCTTTGCGGTGCAGGTCGTGAAGCATCCGACCTACCAGACGCGCCACAAGATCAAATACAAGGACACCGATCTGGAATGCCCGAATCTGGACTATCCCCGCAAGAACTGGGCGAGCCTGATGCTGATCAATTGCGCGCACGTGGCCTGGCGCGAGTTCACGCCTGGAGCGCTCGCCGATCGGACGCCCGTTGACCTGCTGCAGTTCGCGGACTTGGATCCAACGGAGATCGGACACCTGCCAGATACGTGGAATCGGCTCGTCGACGAGGGCCACTATGTGGCCGGCGCCAACCTATTGCACTGGACCGCCGGCATGCCCGGCTTCAAGGCGTACCACGACGCCCCCGCGGCGCCGATGTGGCATGCAGAACGAGTCAAGGCTTTCGGAGGCGATCATGGCTGAGCAGTTCGGTTTGATCGGTCTGGAACCGATCCTTGCGAAGATGCGCAACATGCCGCAGAAGCTGGTTAAGTCCGGCGCCAAGCGCGCGCTGCGCAAGGGCGCGGTCGTGATCCAGAAGGCCGCCAAGGCGAACGCCCAGCGCATCGACGATCCGCGCACGGAGCGATCCATCGCAAGGAACATTGCCGTCCAGTATTCCGGTCCGCTGAGTCGGGCGGAGGGCGGCGTCGCCTATCGCGTCGGTGTCCTCGGTGGCGCGCGCCGCGTGTACGCCAACAATCGCGCCAACCGGCGCAAGGGCATCGTGGGCCAAGAGACGGGGGGCACCGGCGGATCGACCTGGTACTGGCGCTTCCTCGAGCTAGGCACCAGCAAGATGCGCGCGCGGCCCTTCATGGTGCCGGCGATGGTGGCGAACGTGGACAAGGCAACGAACGTGATCCTCGCCGAACTGGGACCCGCGCTGGACCGCGCGATCGAGAAGGGCCGATGAATCCTCCGATCGCAGAAGTCGCGCAGTCGAACGCCGGCGTGATTGCGGTGCTGAAGACTGGCACCGGCCCGGTGCGCTTCTGGCCATTCGGCCGTGCGCCGCAGAAGGACAAGCCTGGCTATGGCGTGCCATACGCGGTCTTCCAGACGGCCTATGGAGCGCCGGACAACACCCTGAGCTGCACGCCGAACCTCGACACATGGGGCGAGCAGGTGGACGTCTATGCCGACACGCCAGAAGCCGCTCGTAACGTGGCGCGCGCGCTGCGCGATGCTTTCGAACCGGTGGCCTATGTCGTGTCTTGGAACGGCGAATTCGTCGACGAGGAAACCAAGCTCGACAGATTCAGTTTCACCGTGGAGTTCATGACGCCACGGTAATCCGGCCGCAAGGCCGCCAACCAACCCCGCCCCTGTGGCGGGTTTTTTATTGCCCGCGACTGAGGAACCGACATGAAAACCCAAGGCACCGAGCTGTATCTGCTGGATCCGGACAACGGCTGTGCCGTGCTGGATGCTGGCTGCGTTATCTCCATCGATGGCGTCGACGTGACCATCGAGCAAAACGAAGTCACCTGCTTGCGCGATCTGGTCCGGCGCTACGAGGCCGGCCTGGGCACGCCAGGCGCGGCGACGTTCGGCATCTACACCGACCCGCAGGATGCCACGCACATCCGATTGCACGAGATGAAGCGGGCCGGCCTCAACCTGCAGTGGGCCATCGGTTGGTCCGACGGCATCGGCATCCCGCCGACCTCGCAGACCGACAGCGATGGCGAGTGCGCTTTCATCCTGCCGGACACGCGCACCTGGCTGACGTTCGAGGGCTTCATGAACGCCTTCCCGTTCTCCTTCGCGCAGAACACGCAGGTGACCTCGACCATCGGCATCCAGGTGTCCGGCGAACCGGAACTGGTGCCGAAGGCCCCGTAACGGCGTCCACCCCTATGGGGCTGGCCTGGAGCGGGTTCGCCGTCCGTTTCCGCAGCCCCGCCTACTACGGCGATCACCATGGACCTTCTGCAACTGCGCGCGATGGGGTTGGTCAATTCCAACCCGCTCGTGAAACGCGAAATCACGATCAAATATTTCCCGCTCAAACCGGAAGACACGTGGGCCAGTCCCGTCGTGCCCGAACGCGAGAGCGACGCGATCGATGGAAAGCTGGACTTCTGGATCCGCAAGTTCACCGCGGCCGACAGCCTCGCGCTGGCAGCGGCCAAGACCTTCGACGAACGCGCCTACCTGGCCATTCAGCGCGGCGTATTCAACGAGCAGGGCGAGCCGATCTTCACTAGCTATGAAGTCGCCTGCGAAGTCGACCTGACGATGTTCGCCCCGCTGCTGGAGGCGGTCTTCTCGCTCAACGGCATCAAGGGAAAAAAATCACGCCCGACGACGAACTCTGGTGTGAGCTCTGCATCGTCTTCGGGATCCCCAGCATCGCAGCGCTCCAGGAAGCGATCACGTCGGAAGAGCTGAATCTGTGGCTGCAGTACCGCCACAAATACGGAAAGCTCAATCCGATGATCCGGTTCGATGCCGCCATCGCCAGGGCGATCTCGCACATCAAGGGCGGCGAGGCGTCGAAATACATGCCCTATCCACGTGAAGAAGAACCCGAAGCCACGCCAGAGATGGCGCTGCTCCTGCTCAAGGCCGCGATGAAGCCCAAGACGAAGGTGAAAAAGAATGGCTAGCTCGAGGTCGCTCGGCACATTGACGCTGGACCTCATCCTCAAGATGGGCGGGTTCATCGCGGGTGCGGACAAAGCGGAGCGACGCCTGAAGACCTTGGGCGATTCCGCGGAGAGGTTCGGCCGCTCGCTCGGCAATAACCTGAAGGGCGCGGTCGCAGGGCTGGCCGGCTTCCTTGGCGTGACCGCGTCGATCGCAGGCGCGGTCACGGCCATCAAAACGGCGATCGACCGGGCCGATTCCCTGCGGGACCTGAGCATCCGGGTGGGCGCTTCCACGGAGGCGCTGTCGGGATTCTCCTACGCGGCCAAGCAGACCGGCACGGACATTGATGCCCTGTCGAAGGGCATGCTGATCCTGTCCAAGAACACCGCACTGGCGCTTGATCCGAAATCGCGCCAGGCCGGTCTGTTCAAGGCCTTGGGGATCGACAAGTCGGAACTGGGGGACATCGAGAAGCTGATCCCCCGCATCGCCGACAGCTTTGCCCTTCTCGAGGACGGCACCCAGAAGGCGGCGCTGGCGCAGCAGCTGTTCGGCCGCTCCGGCGCGGGCCTGATCGAATTCCTCAACCAGGGATCGGCAGGTCTGAAGACCATGGCCGACCGGGCTGCGGAACTCGGGATCGTCATCAGCCAGGACACGGCCGATGCGGCGGACCAGTTCAATGACACGCTTGGCGACCTGCAGGCGGCGGGCACGGGCCTGGCCACGGAACTGGCGTCTGCCTTGCTGCCGCAGCTGCAGGGCTTGGCGGATTGGGCCGTCGACTTCGTCACCGACGGGGACAAGGTCGAATCCCTGACCCGCGACCTCAAGGACGGCTTCAGCGAGCTCGGCGATGCCATGTCGGCGGCAGGCGATGCGGGCGGCGTCTTCCTGACGTTCGCCGATCGCGTGCGCGGCACGCTGCAGGACATGGAGACCGATCTCCGGGAGGCGACGGTTCGGGTCGCTGAATTCTTCGCGGTCTACGAATACCAACGCCGCGGTGCGGAGCGCCTGCGTCAGAACATCACGGCCGACTTCGGCAACGTCCAGGGCGGCCCTGCTGAGCTAGAGCGGGTCACCGTCGTAGCGGATGCCGACGCCATCGCGCAAAGCGAAGCCAAGCGAATCCGCGACGCGCGCGCGCTGCAGGACAAGATCGCCGGGTATCTGGGCAACCCGACTGGGCGCACCGGCGCGGGCACGAAGAAGAAGACTGGGAAGTCCGACGAGGACAAGCTGCTCGAGACCTACCAGAAGATGGAGGCCAGCTACCGCGAGCAGAACGCGTTGGTCGGCGACATCACCGAAGTGGAGCGCCTGCGCTATGAGCTGACGAACGGGGAGGGCTCGAAGTTCAGCGAGGCCCAGAAGTCGAACCTGCTTGCGCTGGCGGCCGAGAAGGACGCGATCGAAGCCGCGAACGAACAGATGGAGGAAGCCAAGGCGCTAATCGATTCCCTGCTGCAGCCGTTCGAACGCATCAACGAGGAACGAGCCAAGGCGAAGGAACTGCTCGATGCCGGCCGCATCAGCCAAGAAGACTACAACAAGGCGATGGCCGCGCAGCTGACGCCGGCGGAGGACATGCTGGAGGACCTGGCCTTCGAGCGGGAACTGCTTGGCAAGACCGCCGACGAACAGGAACGCCTGACGGCGGCCAGGCTGCTGGGCGCCGAAGCGGCGACGGTGCAGGGGCAGGCGGCCATGGAAGCGCTGCGCAACTTCCAGGCGGAGTCCAAGGCGACGGCCGAACAGGTCGCGGTGATGGACGACATCCGCGACGGGTTCGGGGACTTCTTCTCCACGCTGATCGACGGCAGCGCCTCGGCCAGCGATGCGTTCAAGAGCCTGATCGACGACATCCTCAAGTCGCTGTCTCGCTGGGCTTCGAACCAGCTGGTGGAACAGTTCCTCGGGAGCTACGGCTCCACGAACAGCGGCGCATCGGCCGGCGGCGGCTTCGACTGGGGCGCGCTGATCGGTTCGTTCATGGGCGGCGGCAAAGCATCTGGCGGCTGGACGATGCCGGGCATGGTCAACGAGGTCAACGAGCGCGGCTTCGAGATGGCCAGCGTCGGCGGCCGGGACTACATGCTGACCGGCCCGCAGCCCGTCAACATCACACCGGCGCATAGAACTGGTCGTGGCGGAGGGTTCACCCAGATCATCCACCAACACTACAAGTCCCCGGAGTCCTCGCGCACGCGGTCGCAGGTCGCTGCAGATACGGCCTACGTGACCCAACTCGCCTACAAGAGGAACGGCTGATGCCCTTCTACGCCGTCGAGATTGACGCATGTCCGGCGTTTGGCTGGCAAGGCGGCCCGAGTGCGAACGTGATCATCAAGCAGCTTGCCAACCGCCACGAGAAGCGGAACAAGCAGGGCGACTTGATGCAACACTCGTTCAACCTGCCGTTCCAGAACATCCGCGACGACGCCTACCTGCAATACATCAAAGCCGCCTACATGGCGCTGGGCGGTCCTACAGATTCCTTCCTCACGAAGGACTACGGTGATTTTCTGGCGGTGGAGGAATCCCAGGGTGTGGCGCCCGCTGGAAGCACTGCGGTGCAGTTAATCAAGACCTATTCGTTCCAGGGCGTCGTGTTCTATTCGAGGGCGATCACCAAGCCTCTGGCGGCCACTGTGGTGATGCGTCAGGCGGGTGTGACCAAGGCTGTCACAACGGACCCGCTGACAGGTCTGTTCGTGCCGACCACGCCTTGGTCCGAAGGCGCAGAGCTTGAGGCCGACTTCGAGTTCCGCGTCCCGGTGCGTTTCGGCGACATGATGCTGCCATCCACGATCGACAACCGGTCCGGAGACGACTACATCGTCAACGGATCGGTGTCCCTGATCGAGGTCTTCGGCGAATGAGCGGACGCTACATCTCGCCTGCCGGTGCCACGCACCTCAAGCAGGCAGCCACCCGTACGTGCCGCTGCTGGAAGGTCACGCGGGTCGGCATGGCGCCATTCGGGCTGACGAGCCTGGACCGGGTTGTGCCGCTGGACGATGGCTTCGGATCGTTGACCTATCGAGCGCACCGCGGATACACGCCTTACGACAACGAAGCGACCGCGGACCTGTCCGTCGACAACTCCGAGATGCAGGTCCTGATCGCCGAGTTCGACATGGATGGCATCACGCTGGCCGCCATTCACCGCGGCGATTACGACGATGCGGCCTATGTGGAATACCTGGTCTGCTACGAGGAGCCGGCCTACGTCATCGCCATGCTGTCCTCGGGGACGCTCGGCAAGGTCCGCCAGATCGACGGCATCGAATGCTTTCCGGAACTGCGCAGCCTGACGCAGACCCTCAAGCAGCGCGCCATCATCGAGAAGGGCTCGGTGGGCTGCCGCGTGTTCCAGTTCGGCGACGAGCGCTGCAAATTGGTGGTCGCGGACGAGTGGGTGGTCGGCATCGTCACGGCCGTGGGCGTCGAGACCGACCGGACCTTCACCATCGAAGGCGACGACGTCCAGCTGGTCGACGACTACTACCGGCCAGGCGTCGTGCTGTTCACCAGCGGCGCCAATGCGGGCCGCACCTACGAGATCGAGTCCTACACCGCGGCCGGTGTCGTGACGTTCTCGATACCGACAGAGCTGCCGATCGCTGAAGACGACGAACTCGAGATCCGCCGCGACTGTACGCGGCAGTGGGCTGGCCACAACTCCTGCGAGACGTACGAGAACCGCCTGAACTACCGCGGTGAGCCGATGCGCCCCGTGGCGGATTCCACCGGCCTGATGCTGCCTGGCGCTGGATCCAGCGGCGGTGGCGGCGGCGACGTCCAGACGGTCCCCGAATAATGCGCGCCATTGGTCCCCCATTGACTGCCGAGGAATCGGCGGCGCTGATCAGGCTGTGCCGGTCGCAGATCAACGTGCGCTTCCGGCACATGGGACGCAACGAGCGCGGCTTCGACTGCGCCGGCCTGCTGATGTGGGCGATGCAGCAGCTCGGCCGCCCCGTGGTCGACATCGCCGCCTACGGCCGCGAGCCGCACAAGGACGGCATGCGCGCCAACCTGATCGCCAACCTAGGGGCCGCCGTGCCGAGCGACGCGATGCGCGCCGGCGACGTCCTGCTGATGGCGTTCACCGGTGAGCCGCGCCACGTCGCCCTGGTCTCGAACCACCCGCAGGGCGGCCTGCAGATCATCCACACGCACGCACGTGTGAAGAAGGTCACCGAGCACCGGCTCGATGCGTACTGGGCCAGCTGCATTTCGGAAATTTACAGGCCATGAGCGCGCACAAGCTTCCCGATGGACAGGCTGCTGCGAACAAGCGCGCCTACAACAATCGGTGGCGTGCTGAGAATCGCCAACGAGTCCGCGACGCGGAGAAGCGCCGTCGCGCAGAGAACCCTGAAGCGTTCAAGGTCATCAAGCGGCGCCACTACGAGAAGAACCACGAGCAGGTGTTGGCCTACGCGGCTGCATATCGCGAAGCGAACCGGGAACAGATCAAAGCCGCCGTCGTAGGAAAGCACGCCACATTCTCAGCTCGCTACCGCCAGAAGAACCCAGAGCGCTGCAGGCAAATGACGCAGGCCTGGAAGGACGAACACCCGGAACAAAGGGCTGAAACCAATGCCACGTGGGCAAGAGAAAACCTCAGCAAAATCCGGACCAATCAACAGAACCGTCGAGCGCGCGCATCAGGCGGACAGCTCTCCTCCGATCTGGCCGACAGGCTTTATGCCCTGCAGAAAGGAAAGTGCGCGTGCTGCCGGCAGGCGCTAGGAGACGATTACGAGCTTGATCACATCGTTCCGCTCGCATTGGGCGGATCCAACACCGACGACAACATTCAGCTTCTGACCAAACGCTGCAACCGCCAGAAAGGCGCGAAGCATCCGGTTGCGTTCATGCAGGCTAGGGGGCTGCTACTTTGAGCGGGCAGCAGGTCGGAACCGCGATTGGTTTTGTAGTCGGCGCGTACTTCGGCTATCCGCAGCTCGGCGCCGCGATCGGTGGAATGATCGGTGGCGCGATCGATCCGACCGAGATCGAAGGCCCGCACATCGGCGATGGCCAGCAGCAGTCCTCGCAGGAAGGCGTGCCGATCCCGTGGGTGCTGGGCACCTTCGGCTGGATCCAGGGCAACATCGT